GGGGTATACTGGGATGTCAAAACGACATCCAGAACATCTTCGAACGGGAAGAGGTCGGGGGGGGGGAGGCGGACATGATCTAAGCTCTGGGAAATCGGAAGCGACATTCTGCGAGTACGTTGGCGTGAAAGGCGGGCCGGAGTAAGTCATGTTGGGAGGAATACAGATTGAATACATTAAGGACTTTAAGAGTTAATGCTTCATCCCAATGATCACCTAAGGAGAAAAGGAGTTGGCTGAAGGATGGATCACGATTAAAGTAGGCCTTGCGGAGCCGGATGAACAGGGGCCGCCGATCTGGACTGAACAGCTTGTACAACGGGGTCTGAATGGCTGTGGCAGTACCAAGCATGAAGGAAGGGATGTGGACCTTATGCTGGCAGAACATGCGACAATTGCGGTCAAAAGCCTCAATCTGTTCCGGTGTGAACCACTCCGGGGTCGTACGAATCAACTCGAGACCGATCAAATGCTCGAGATAGTAGGAGCCTATCACAACGTGCAAGCGACCGCTGACTTGATGGTAATGCAATCGTAGCATGAGCAAGACTGGATCTTTGATGACACCTCGAGGAGTGACCAAGAGGCTGACGAAAGAGGAAATCCGAGCGACTTCGTACTTTTGAGGAGGTGATGTGCGGGCAAAACGGAAGGATGTGCCTGGATCTTCGACCACGTCGTTGTAGGTGCGATCATCGCCAACGACCAGCAGCGCACGACGTTTTGGATCACCTTTAGGAGCAAGCAAGTTGGCCAAACATTGGGGGTGTCTCAGGAGGAAATCTGCCAAGTTATAGTACGTGTTACCGTCCAAAGTGAACCACTCGCCAGTGAGACGCATGATGACCATGTGACCCAGGAAGCAAGTTGTGTCGAGTTTGGTGCGGATGTATTCACGAAGGAGATCGGGGGGACATCCGAAACGTTCAAATAACATTTGTTCAAAGAGGAGACCGGGAGCTCCCTGGTGATAGTCGTAGAAAGTGGCGTCGGCTGTTGTGGAATCACGGTCGGCCCACTCTTCCTTGACGAAGGCGTCTAGATCAGAGAGTGAAGTGCGATTGTGCCAAAACACAGAGTCGGGCAATCTAGCTCTTATCTTGGCGGACAGATAGCGTGCCCAAGGACCAAGCAACATGAGCAGACGATCTTGGAAAAGAGCCAGAGTCTGCCCCGCCTTGCCTGGGATGTTGATAGTCTCGGATTTGGCCTTCACCTGGGTCTTGACGAAGAGCTTGACGAACTCCGAAGCATCTTTCGTGTCGGGATCACTGCGTTGGGCATTAGCTTGAAGGAGAGTGGATCCTTTGTTTAGCTTGTTGAGCTCAGATTGAACGGTGCAGAGATCAAATAGGTCCTGGTCAAAAGGTTCAACTCCCTCACAGGGCATGCGCAAGAGTTCCATGAAGGCTCTGAAAAGATGCTGAGCATGATCGGTGGAACGACTGAAGGAGAGCCGATTCGATTCCAGAGAAGCTAGTCGAATCCGTTTCTCCAGGGTTCTCTGGAAGAATACCGGATCGGCGCTGCGCTGTTTCATGAAGACTTGCAGCATGAAGGCTTGATCCTGCAAGCAAACTGGAACACGTGAGTAATCGTCTTGGTATAAGTTGGACATGGCTCCTGTGTCGTCATAGAGTTCACGAGTTTCGCGGCCAGAAGGAGGGAAGAAAGTTTCAAGTAAGCTGGTGGAACGAAACTCGGGGATGGGCTGGGCAGTTTCAAGAGCTGGGTCGGCGGCAATATCAACGGAGTCGGAGAGTGTTTTCTCGATAGACAAACCGGAAAAGAGAACCGACAACATTTCAAGCCCGGGGGGTAAGCGTTCCAGTGGGTTCATCACCGAAAAGTTTTGCTCTTCTTGCGGGAGTAAGTCCAGGCAGGTCAAACCGCCTTCTTGGACCGGGTTGCACTGGCGCATGGGGCAAAGGTAAGAACCGTGCATTTCGCAACTTATCTGCGAAGACCTGTCGGTAATCACAGGGGACATCGAAATAGATGGCGTTGAGGATGGGGTTGTTTCGCACGAGGTTGATGGTGGTCCCAGTCCATATAAAACGAGTGATGATGATGAGATTCCCCTTTCCTCGGGTACAGGCGACGTAGATGGACTCAAGCGAGCAGGCCTGAAGCGTGTCTTGAGTGATGATGACCTGCCAGTCACCTTGGAAGTCTTGTCCTTGCGAAGTTCCGTACGTAAAAGTGTTTCCCGCAGAGTGCTGGGCGTTCTGGGTGTTCGGGCAGATTGTGGGAAGGGCAAGGCGAGCATCCGAACGGAAGAGAACACCCGCTTGGCGTTTGCTGAAGGAGGGGAGGCCGAAAAGGCGGGAGACTCCGGGAGCGACCCGGTACGTCCAACCTCTGTAATCGAAAGGAGCGGTGAGGAAGGGTTCCATGGCTCCAGGGATGCGGTTAACACGGGCTTCCGACGAGATTTCGTGATGATCAGCCTGACAAGGGTCACCCAGCAGAACAACGTGATTAGTGAGACCACTCCAATATGTGAGGAGCTCGGGGTAACCTCGGTGGCAGAGGGTGATCTCGTCAATGATCGTGAGGCGAGTTGGGTTGAGGAGAAGCCCTTTCTCAAGCGTTTGGATGATCCAACCATGGGGGCCAAGGTCAAGTTTGTCGGCGATATCGTCTCGCAAGAAGGTCCTGGGAGCAAGGAATTTATATTGTCCAACCGGAGGTCCCTTAACCTCTGTACGCAGCAGTTCGATAAGTCCGGAAGTCTTAGCCGAACCAGGAGCTCCAGCAAGGAGAGTGACTTCGACTTGGCGTAAACGTCCATTAAACTTCTCCGCTCGCACAAACTCGAGCATGGTCTTGAAAGACGAGGCAGCATTCTTCTTAGACCAAGAGGAGTTAAGAGCTGCACCAGAGTCAGCGTCCGTAACCAACAGCTTAGCCCGGGACACGTCCATAGTAAAAGTGTTGGAACC